GTAGGATACAAACCTGTTAGCGCGAGTTTTGATAGCGTCACCATTCACTTTAATAACGATGGTGTATTACATACCATCACAGGCGCACGCGGTAGCTTTGCTTTTAACTGCGCAGTAGGCGAGATTCCAACTATTGAATTTACAATGGTTGGCATTTATAACGCACCAACCGACACTGCTGCTCCAGCCGTTACCTACAGCAACCAAGCGACACCATTGATATTTAAAGCTGGTAGCACATCGGCATTCCAAATTCTTGGTTATAGCGGCTGCTTGATGTCGCTTACTTTGGATATGGCAAACGAAACCGTATACCGGGAATTAGTTGGTTGTGATAAGTCTGTATTAATTGTCAACCGCGCGCCAGAAGGCGAGTGCATGATTGAAGCCCCAACCATTGCGCAGAAGGATTTCTTCACAATCGCTAACGATGACAGCACCGGGGTGATAAGCCTGCTGCATGGCACCACCCTTGGCAACCGTGTTACGATGGTTGCGCCTAAGGTTGACATTACCAACCCGAACTACGAAGATTCGGATGGCATCCAAATGATTAACCTGCCTTTTGTTGCAATCCCTACAACAGCAGGCAATGACGAAATCACCCTCACCTTCACCTAGTTTTTATGTCTTTCGTTCTTAAGCAATCGGCCACTTACACCTGGCCGATTCCGTTGATTATTCCAGCAAACGGCGGACGGCGGGAAAAGCATACATTTGATGGTGAATTTAGGCGGTTACCGCAAACTCGAATCAACGAAATTGTACGCATGGCAAAAGCCATGGACCGCAACAGAAACAACGATGGCGAAGAGCTAGAAGATCAGGATGCCGCAAAAGAAGTTTTGGCCGGTTGGTCTGGCGTTGTAGATGATGACAACAAAGAGATTCCATTTAGTGATAGCGCATTAAGCCAATTGCTGGAAATCCCTACAGTTGCAGGTCAAATCATAAGAGCGTGGTTTGATAGTTTAGACGTAGCAAAAAGAAAAAACTAATTGGCGCCGTTGATCATTGGTATCAATCAAACGGCGCCAATACTAATGAAGCAGTTGAAGATGCAAAATTGTTTGGCATTGATTTAACCGAAGAATTAGAAGAACAAAAAAGTTACGACATATGGCCTGAACATGAAGATGCCGTAATAATGTTTTTGAAATGCCAGACCCAATGGCGGGTGGCGTCTCATGGGGTGATTGGCCTTGATTACAACGCTGTCTTCTCCATGCTTAAGCTCTATAATGTGGATAACCAAGCAAAAGTGATGGAGGACCTGCAAGTGATGGAATCCAGGGCGCTTGAAATATTTACTGATGCGGCAATAAAATCGCAAAAAAAAGGTAGGAGATAGACCATGGCAATGAACCTTCAGGCCGTATTAAAAATTGCAGCAGAAGTAACTGGCATATCTAATCTTACGAAATTAGAAGGCGGCCTGGAGAAGGTAGAGAAGGCGGCGAAAGGGGCCAAGGAAGGCTTCAAGGATATGGTTAGCTCTGAGGTGTTCCAAGTTGCAGCCATTGGTGCCGCAGCTATCGCCACCGCAATGGCGTTATCTACAAAAGCCGCTATGGATTTTGAAGAGTCCATGGCAGGCGTGCGCAAAGTTGTCGATGGCTTGGAAAATCCAACAGCTTTTAAAGCGATGGAAAGCGATATATTTGAGCTATCCAAAAGAATGCCTATTGCAGCAAAAGGAATTGCAGATATTTTTGAAGCCGCAGGTTCCGCAGGTATTCCGGCAGCAGAAATAAAAGAATTTGCTGAAACCGTAGGCCAGGTTAGTATTGCTTTTGATTTAACCGCAGGGGATGCAGCTACTGCATTAGCAAAAATTAAAACATCTCTGGGATTGGCACAGCCTGAGCTTGTTAGTCTTGCCGACGCAATGAATCATTTAAGTAATAACACAGCATCAACAGCAGGCGACTTAGTTGAATTTGTTTTAAGGTCTGGCAGCGCTGGTAAAATTGCGGGTCTTAGCGCAGAACAAACCGCAGCTTTTGGCGCCGCGATGGTTTCGGCTGGGGTCAATACTGAGGTTGCAGCAACAAGTTTTAATAATATGGTGAAAGCATTAGGGAAAGGCGAAAGCATGACAGAAAGGCAAATATCAGCATTAGGCAAATTAGGGTTTGCTTCAGAAGCGGCAGGCGAATATGAGAAAAAACATACAGAAGCAGTTGAAGAGGAAAGCCGTCAGAGACTTGCCGCTGCTGAACTTGAAACGAACCAACTCAAAAAAGAGATTGACCGCAGGTACAGAGATACTTTAACAGTAACTCAGGACGCGTTTGATGATGAAAGTGAGGCATATAGAAAATCTGTTATTGACAGGCAAGACGCACAGATTAAAGGTTTAGAAGCACAAAAGAAAAATGAAATTGATGGCGCGAAGCAAAGGGCACTGGCTAATAATACTTCAGAAGATTTTGAAATTGCAAGAATTAATCAATTCTATGACGAACGCGTTGATGCCGTAAGAGATGCAACTGACCGCGAATTAAAGGAAAAGCAAAGGTTCGACAGAGACAATCTGCAACGTGTTAGAGATTCCTTAGATGACCAAAAAGAAATTGAAATTAATGGGACAACTCAGCGGTTTGAAGAGATTAAGCGGCTAGAGGCAACACGGCTTAAAGAAGCAAAGGAGCAAGCAAAAGCAGCAGCAACAGAATTAGCTAATGATGTGGCTACCACATTAGCCAAGAATTTACAAACAGACGCTATTGGAACTATTACAGATGTATTCGCAAGAATACGAGCTTTGCCACGCGAGCAGCAATTGTCTGTGGTTTCCGATTTATTTGGCGACGAAGCTAAAGGGTTAATGCCTTTAATACAAAATACTGATTTATTATCAAAAGCATTAGAAATGGTTGGTGATAAATCAAAATATGCCGGCTCAACTCAAGACGAATATTTTAAACGATTGCAAACTGCGACGCAGCAGGCCAAATTGGCTGAGAATAATGTAAATATATTGGCGATTACATTTGGGCAATCGTTAGCGCCAGCATTAACAAAATTAATCCAAGCGCTAACACCAGTAATCGAAGGTTTTACATGGCTGCTGAAAAACGTTCCTGGGCTTGGGCCTGTTTTGGGGATATTAGGCGGCGCCTTCGCCGGTATTGTTGCGGCTGCGCCAGGTATTGCTAGCATTATATATTCATTTAAAGCTTTAGGTATAACCCTTGGCGGCTTAAAAATAGGTGCAACAATTGCCGGATTTGCGCCTGCTTTGCTGCCTGTAATCGCTGGGCTTAAAACACTAGGCGGAATTATTGCTGGTGTATTCACAGGCCCTGTAGGCTGGGCCGTATTGCTCACAGCAGCAGGTGTTGCAATATATGCGTTTAGGGACCAGATAGGTGCAGCGTTTAAAGCTATAGGTGAGGTGCTAAAAACAGCAGCCACATTTATCTATGATATGTTTATCAAGCCTTTCATGGATTCGCTGGCATCGCTTTTAACTTATGTTGATGAAACTTTTATTAAGCCAATGAATGAAGCATTTGTAACGCTAGGCAGGCTTTTGTATGCAGCTTTCGATTTAGCTTTTATTATACCTTTTAAAGCAGCATTCGCTGCCATAAGTACATTTCTAAGCGAGAATTTCATAGAGCCGCTTAAAAACTCATTCACTGTAACGTTTGCATTTATAAACACAAATTTCATAGAACCACTTAAAGAATTATTCTCTACTGTTACAACTTATATAGCGGAGAATTTCATCAAGCCAGTGCAAACTGGAATATCAAATTTTGCGACTGCGGCGTACAAATATATTAATACAAATTTTATAGAACCAGCTAAAAAAGTATTCACAGCAGTTACAACTTTTATAAGTGAAAAATTTATTAAGCCAGTGCAAGACACGATAACCGGCATGATAAAAAATATTGGTAACGCTTTCCAATCTCTCAAAGAGGCTATTGTCGCTCCATTTAAAGCGGCTATGGATATAGTAAAAGGCATTGTAAATAATATATTGAACGGAATTGTTAGAGCAATATCATTTATGATAGCACCTATCAATGCAATAATTGAACACGCTAATAAGCTCGGGAACATAACACGCCAGCCGCAAATCCCTTATTTGCAACCGCCACAATTGCCAAGATTCGCTCAAGGCGGCGTTGTGGACAGCCCTACCCTTGCGATGGTAGGCGAAGGCGGTGAGCGCGAATATATAATTCCTGAATCTAAGAT